CCGCTTGGCAAGCAGGGCTTGTTCTACAAGCAGTACATGCTCGGCTACACGGGTGGCGTCGCCGCCGACAACATGCTCTGCATCGAGGCCCCAACGTGGGAGGTCAACCCCACCGTGCCGGCGGGCACCTTCGAGGGCTCCTACCTCAAAGACCCCCGGGTGTTCTTCACCGAGTTCGGCGCGCAGTTCACTGACCGCACCCGCGGGTGGCTTGAGGACTCAGCCGACTTGTTTGCTTGCGTGGACCCCACCGCACGCCCCAAGTCCCGAGGGCTGCCCCGTCAACCGCACTTCATGGGTCTCGACGTGGCCCTCGTGGGCGACTACACCTCCGTCGCCATTGGGCATATCACCCCCGAGAACAAGATTGCGCTTGACTACATTGACCGAATTCGGGCCGGTGAGGGGGAGTACCGCGACCGGGAGCGTTTGGACTTTGACGACGTGGCGGATTGGGTGACGCGGTTGTCGAAGCAATTCTATATCAGCGAGGGCATCTTCGACCAATGGTCGGGCATTCCCATGGAGCAGGCGCTTGCGAAGCGGGGGCTTGGGCAGATGAAGTCTGTCCACCATACGCGGGCGCTCACGTCGCAGATGTTTCAGAATTTCAAGGACATGATGCTTGACAAGCGGCTTGTCCTGTTCAATTGGCCTATCCCCGACGGGGAGCAGCACGCGGAGTACCTGCAAGAGCTTTTGGAGCTTCAAGCCGAAGTCATCAGCAAGTACATTGTCCTCGTGGAGGCCCCGAGAATGGAGGGCAAGCACGACGACTACGCGGACGCGCTCGTTCGCATGGTGTGGGCTGCTACACAGAAGGCGGGCAACCCCGTGACTATCACCGGTGTTCACACTTCACGGTCCCTTGCCTCTATGTCCCGCCATGTGCCCCCGGTCGGCAACCTGCTTCGGCTCAAGCGCACCGGAAGCCACCCCGACCGACAGGTCCCCAAGGTCCCCAAGGTCCCCAAGGTCCGCAAGAAGAACAGGTGGTGACCGTGCCCGCGTACACCTCGGAGCTGCCCCTTCGGGCAAGCCACCGCTACCTCGCCCGCCTGTTGAACACCGACTTCAAGGGTGACCGCGTGAGCCCCGAGCCCGCGGCCCTTGACCGTGTGGGCGCCGTGTTCGTTCAGCTTGGGGGGTCGTGGGCCGACTTGTTCCTCGGGTCCGCGGAGCAGGTGGGCTTGCTCCGCAACGTCATTACTGCGGCTATTCGCAGCGGGGTCCTGCAACGAAAGCCCGAGTGGAGCTGACTTATGCCCCCCACCCGCCGTATCATTCAGAATTCCTCCATTGAGGACTGCGGGGACGTGGAGCTTCACCTTCGCGGTGACCGTTTCTTCGTGCAGCCGGGCCCTGTGCTTCTCTCGACCGGGTGGCGCGGCGGGCTGTGGGTGCGCTACGTCCCCGGAGACTACGACTTCACCGTGGAGGCGAGTGACGGGAACACCTGCACGGGCTTCCTCCTCTTTCAGTCCGAGGACTACCAACCGCCCCCACCCCCCTTCGGCACGGGCGTCGGCTCCCCGGAGAATTACCTCGCCCACCAATTCCTCGCGAACGGGCAAGGGGGGCAGAACATTGCGACTATCGTCGCCGGGGGCGCCCGCGCCTACTTCAAGGTCTACGAGCAGTACCAATTGAATGGCGGCGTGCGTGACCCGAACCTGCCTATCACCTACGTTCTCAATGAGGACTTGAAGGTGAGCGAGAACGGGCTCCTTTGCAACGACGGGGACGTGGAGCTTGCCCTTGCGGGCGTCACCACCCCGAAGGTCGTGGGGGTGTGCTCGGCCGTGCCGAACGCGACCAACGCCAACCGCCTTGGGCTCGACCTCAAGTACTGAGGGCGGGTAGTCTGCCCGTGAGGTCCTATGCCCCGCCCACACGCCAACCCCGCGGACGTAGACCGCCTTGTGAAGTACGAGGTGGACCTCGCCGCACGGGCGGTGACCAAGGCGCTACGGGCGGTTGAGCAGACGCACACGGTGCGCTCCCGGCGCGTCGCACGGCACCTTGCGGGGGTGCTGCGTATGCTTCAAGACACGGGTCGGGTCACGTCCCCCTATGACGTCGTGGAAGGGCCAACGCCGGTCCCCGTGGCCCCTCCTGCCGCCCCTCCTACCCTTCCGGCCTCGGCCGTAGAGGCGCCCGACAATGACTGAACAGGACGACGCCGTTCCCGTCGGGCACGTCCCGTCCGGCGACGGGAAGAAGAAGGCCAAGACGGGCAAGCCCCGCAAGGTCGCCACCACGGCCATGCGCTCCAAATTCGCCTCCATTGGTGGGGGCTTGGGCGGCGCAGGCACCATTCAAGGTGTGGGCGGCAACTTCTACTCGCCCGAGTTGTCCACCGACTTCTTGGAGCTTCCTCAGTCGCTCCACGAGCAGTGGAACTACTACCGGTTCTTCTACCGCTCGGAGCCCTTCGTCGGGCAGTCCATCGACCTCCACACCGAGCTTCCGCTGTCCAAGATTCGAATTGCGAGGCCGAAGGCTCAGAACGTGGAGCTTGCCCAAGAGGCTACGCGGTTCTGCGAACGGTGGGCGCACAAGATTGGGCTCTTGCACCGGCTCATTGCCATTGTCCACGAGCGCAACCTCATTGGCGAGGTGTTCATTTGGTGCGAGGACGCCAACCCTGACATGCCTCGGGGGGTGCGCGAGGAGGTCGTGCGCGAGCTGCGTGAGGACGGCGAAGCTGTGGAGAATTGGGTCGTCCGGGCGGACGCGGACGAGCGGGCCGCTCGGTGGCTGCGGAAGAACTACAAGGGGTGGACGAGCGTGCGCTGCTTGCCGCCTGAGCAGATTCGCATGGAGTCGTTCAACTTCACGGACGAACGCATTTTTGAGCTTATCCCCGACTCCAAGACCAAGAGCATCATTGAGAAGTCCGACTCCGGCGACGGGAACGCACAACGGGTCGTGACCTCTATGCCCCCCGACGTGGTGGCGGCGGTGCGGAACGGGGCGAATATCCCCCTGAACACCGACCCCGACGCCGGCTCCTTCGTCTACTACTTGGCGAACCGCAAGTCCGACTACGAGCAGCGCGGGCGCTCTATCCTTGAACGGTGCATGAGAATTCTCGTCTACCGCGACAAGCTGCGGCAGGCGCAGACGAGCATTGCTTCCCGGCACATGACGCCCATTCGGCTCGTCTACGCCGAGGACATGGACGCTGCGGACGTGGAAGCCCTGCGCGAGCAGGTGGACCTCGCCCTGCAAGACCCCGACTACTCTATCATTGCGAACTTCCAAGTGAATTGGGAGGAGATGGGGGCGGACCAGCGGCTGCTCGACCTCGGCACCGAGTACGACATGACCGACCGGCAGTTGTACGCGGGCTTGGGCGTGACCGAAGGCTTGCTCTCGGGTGAGAGTGCCTACTCCGGCGACCGCATCAACCTGGAGGTCATCAACACCCGCTACATGCTCCTGCGCGAGCAGTTGCAAGACCTCGTGGAGAACGCCTTCTTCAAGCCCATGTGCGCGCGCATGGGCTTTGTGGAGGAGGACGAGTTCGGAGAGGTGCAGGTGCTCGTGCCGCGCCTGTCGTTCACGCGACTCGCGCTGCGAGACAACGCCGATACCTTCGACGCCCTGTACAACCTGTACACGAAGGGGTCGCTCGACGTAGACACCATCCTTGAACTCCTGAACCTCGACCCCATCGCGGTCAAGGAGAAGGTCGAGCGTGACCTGTTCACGGTCAGTGACCCGACCTTCAACGAAGTCATGCGGGGTATCTACAGCGAAGTGGGCCGCAAGCTCGCGGAGGAGACCGACGTGACCAAGAAGGTCGCCAAGGGCCTCAACCTCAAGCACACGCCCCCCAAGGAGGGCGGCGACCGCTTCTGACCCTCAGTCGAGGTAGCACCCCTCATACGTCGCGTCGCGGGCGGTCGCACGGCCCCAATTGAGAACCGGCACCATGAGGTCGAGGAGCGCCTTGCGCTCCTTGGTGAGCCGCACCCACTCGGGGCGGGCGAAATTCACCACCCACCGCTCCACCACGGCGAGGACGTGCTTGCACGCCCCCACCCGCCCGTGGTCGGGGCAGGTGCAGTTGAAGGTGGCCTTGTCGAGGTCCACCCGCACCGCGTACTCCTCGTTGCCGAGGACACGGGCGACGAGGGTGGAGCCGTTGTTGCGGGCGACGGCCCATACCACATTCACAGTGGCAGCGCGCTCCCGGCGGGAGCGGTGCGCCCCGTCGAGGAGGCGGCGCGCAACCGCACCACGGGTGCGGAGGGTGTTGCGGGCGGCGTCGAAGTCGGCGGTGGTGTTCATGGCGCATACTTCCTTGTGGTGAAGGAAGTACGCGGCACCCCCTCACCGCGAAAGCCCCTCCACGAGCGAAATGTCGAGCGCCCACTCGTGCCTCGACCGCTCCTCCCACTCAGCACGGGCCGCGTCGAGGTAGTTCGCGCACTCCTGCTCCGACCACCCGTTCACCTTGCAGAGGTGCTTCACGGCTTGCACCCCTCGCCCTACGGCGAAGGCGCGCCCAATGTGCTTGACCTCGTGGCAGGACGGGCAGAGGGCTATCAGCCCCACGAGCCGTTGCACCCGTGCTTGGTCGTCGTACTCCCACCGCTCATGCGCCTCGACGGGCCACTTGCGGCCCTTGCCCCCGCAGACCTCGCACTTGTCCCCCGCCGCCTCGTAGCAAGCACGGCGCAGCCGGTCCCATTCCTTCTTGGGAAGGCGGGACCGGAGGTTGTCACCCCATTGGCCCGCGGGCACGAGGTCTACCGTGAGCTTCACGCCGCGCTCCGGTCAGCCCAGTCCCGAAGCAGCGCCTCGTGGACGTGGGTGAGCGGGTAGGTGCTCCGCACCATGCGCCGCGCCTTGATATGCACGGCCTTGTCCCCGGCGTCGAAGGCTTCCATGCGCTTGCGGAAGTGGGGCTTGCCCACCTTGACGTAGGCTTCCTTGGCAGCGCGAACCGCCTCAAGCATGGGGTAGGCTTCCATCCACAGGTGCTTCACGAGGGCTTCCTGCACGACCTCGTGCAGGGTGTCGAGGGTGGCGGCGCCGTTCTTGATGTCATTGAGGGTGCGCTCGATAGCGCCCCACGAGTCCGTGCTGAAACCTGCCGAGAAGCAGGTGCCGGGGGCCGAGAGCGCGCCCTCGGCGTAGTCGGCGGCACGGTGCGGCTGCTCGCGCAGGACATTGAGAATTTGGCGCATGATGGTCAGACCGTGGGCGGCCATGTTCGGCTCCTTGTCCGGGGGTTCGTGGCAGGGGTACGCAAGCCGTGCCCTCTGCGAAAGCCCCTCACTCCAAATTGTCGAGGGGGTTCGGGACAGGCACCGCGCACATTGCTTCGGCGCACCGCTTGCAGCAGGCGTACTTTGTGGGCGGGGGCTTGAAGCCCGGAGGGGACAGAATGCCCGGAACCCACCGGACCACAAGCCAACCTTCGGGCAGGCGGTCGCCAAACGCCGTCGTGAGGCAGTAGGGGCCGTCGCAGTGGAGGGTCACCCCTCCTCCTTCTCGGCGTCGTCGAGGGCCGTGTAGACGGCCTCATCCAGCAGCTCGCGGGCATCGGCGTATCTGTCCCGGGCCGCGGTCAGGGCCTCGATGCGCGCGTCCAGTTCCGTGATTTCGGCCCACAGGGCCGGCTTCAGCTTCGCCGCCGCCGCCGCCGCGGCCCGCGCTTCGTAGACCG